TCCTTTACTTTGAAAATACCTAGCTACCACTATTGCTTCTTCAGCACACGCTTCTTCTGTAGGAAACGTTGCTTCAGTCTTTGCCATAACCTCACAGGACAATGCTGCAGGTGAAGTACAAAGAAGCATAAAGGCTATCCACATTGTATTTATCCTTTTACCATTTTACTTTAGCAGCCCAATACGCTGCACTCATCTTTCCCTTTTTAATATTCTTAGCATGTCTTGCACGAAAAGCCTTATTCCTAGCTGAACCTTTAGGGCTTCCTCTGACACCTTTCTGACCAAACCTGATAACAGTTTCTTTTCCATTGACACAAGCCTTTACTACATGAGATTTAGTAGGATGTTTGGGTGTAGCTCTAGGACTATTACACTTCATCTTTGACTTGTTAAGCCGTGCTGCCATTTTTCTTTCCCCTTAGTGTTGCTATAAGAGTAAGTAAACCACGCCCCATTTCCTGTGGACTAGGTGCTAACCAACCTAGTACTAGAAGTATCAATACCCAGGGTGGTATCTCATTTATATTTATGTTCTCCACACTATCAGTACTTACTTTATTCTTATCGTTACTTTGATTTAGGTTCCCTTCAAGAGTCTGTAAGCTAATCTCTTGATCTGTATTTGTAGAGTTACCTACTGTCTGTGAGTTTGTTTTACCTGCCTGTGTATTAGCATTGACACTAGGCCCACCTCCTCCACCAAGTAGGTTCATAGGATTCAACATGCAACCTGCTAGTAGGCTACCTAGAATCAGACTTGCTATAAGATTCCTCATGGATTACCCTCGTTGGAGTTACTGTTGTCTTAGATTCTTTACCCATCCATATACCAAAGCACCCTGTCAGAGCACCCATACAGACTGACACCAGACCTGACTGTTGTATTGTCGGATCAGGTAAAGCCATATACCAATGAACAGCCTGATATGTTAGTACAGTTACAGCCAACATCATTAGCCTTGGTATAATTTTCCAATCATCAATTACCGTGTGTGCCATTATTCCTCGCATACTTTATAGCAATGTTTTTACTACGAGTAATTATTATAACATTACCGTTCTTATCATATACTACAAACTTATTATTTACTTCTATCAACCTCAAAGCAATGTACCGCTGATTTACTATTCGTTACCATCACCCTTGCTCTTACCATCTCTTCTTTACAGGCTTCTTCTGATCCGTATGTACCTACTTGGTAGTACTCGAACTCATTCGTTCCCACTATAAACTGCATCCACACTAGGAACCACATCACCATCTACCTTGTTGTTTGCCGATGAAGTAGAATACCAATAGTAGCAAGCCGCCCCCAAGGATAAACATAACACCACCGATACCGAAATTAATAATCGCATCTACTCTCTCCTGCTTCTTGTAAAGTTCTTCTTTTCTTTGTCTACGCATTTTAGCTTCAATCTGTAAGACTTCTTCCCACGCACTAGGACCATAGTTCCAAGATATATGATCTTTTATCTCAGCCCTCATTTGTTCCATCTTCTTCTTGTTAGCAAATATCTCTAGAGCAGTCTCTTCGTCACTACCTTTGAATGTCTGCTTCCACCAAGGAGGATTCTTTTCTCGTTCCTCTAAGTTAGTAAAGTCAGAGAAAGCTTTACCCCAATTGGCAAGCTGACCTGTCATTTCTTGCAAGTCTTTACCTGCACCAATAGCACCCTTCAATGCTTTGAAAGCACCTGATGCCATCATAACACAACTTACTGGGTCCATTACTTTTCTCTTAGTGCTTGTTCTATACTATCTAGTTTATTAAAGATTGCCTTGACAGTTTCTTTTAGTTCTTTCATCTCTCTGTCGTAGGCTAATCTATTAGCTTCATACTGTGCTTGGAGCACTGCTACGTCTCTTTCGTTTTTACTTGATTTCATAAACAAAAACCAGACAATTCCTACTAAGGGAGCGACTAACCACTGCATTATAAGTTCAAGCATCTCCATTACATCAACTCGAAATGTGGATCATCGATGAAAGGTCTTCTGGATTGAGAACGTCTTAGGTCTACATATGCCATCATAGCATCTTCTGATGTTCCTGGATAGGTTCTTATGTCACCTTCACTCCACGCTGCTCCCCATTTTATACTGCAACCTACTTCTTTAGCTGCTTCTTTGAAAGCATCACAGATGTCATCATATAAGTTTAGCTCCCACGACACGTCTGAACCTACATAAGCCACTACGTCTACTGCATGACTAAAACCAGTTTGTTGAAGTAAGTGTTTAGAACTCATGGTTTGTGATCTTCCTGCAGCTACATTAGCTTTTTGTTCATCTAAGGTTCTGACTCCTTGCGTCACTCCGAAGTCTACCTTAGAAAGTTGTATAGCTCTCTCAACTACTGCAGTCATATCTGGATGTACTCCTTCGAGTCTATCTACTGACCTTTGACTTAATCTAAATGTCATTTATTACTCCATTGATACAAAGTTACGCTGATATATTCCTTGCAACTCTTCTTCAGAGAGTCCTTGTAATATGTCAGCATTAAGTGTTTTAAATTGCTCAAACGTAGGTGTGCCTCTAGGTCGAGGACGTGGACTTTCTGTTACAGGAAAAGGTTCTTCTCTAATATCTGGTCTAGCTATTGGCCTTGGACTGCTTGTAAGTTCATCACTCTGCTCTATAGCTTGCTCTGCTATTCTTTGTACGTCCGTAAACTTATTAGAAGTTACATCTCTTAGTCTTGCTAATGCTTCACCTCTAGTTACTGTGCCATCATTTGATTTATCTAGACTTGAGTTAGCCCTGTATGCTTTAGAACCTTTTCTGTAAAGAACATAATCATCAGATTCACCTACACCTCTAGGCCAATGAACAGCCATGTAGATGTCACCTGTGTTCTTTATCTTTCCTTCGTACTTAGCAAGGTATCTTCCTACATAAACCATCTGTTCTGCACGAGTCATTTGAGATAGTTTCTGAGTAGTTGTTCCTAACTCTTTAGCTGTCTTCTCTAAGAATTGAATCAGACCTGTACCACTTGATGTTCCACTCTTTTCACTAGGAGAGAAAGACCCTATTGTTTCGAAGTCTATTACAGATATTAATTGATCAGGGTTTACACCGACTTCTTCTGATACTCGAACAACTTCATTTAAGAACTCAGTATCTGCTTGTACATCTTCAGGTAAACTGTAAGTAATACCTTCTATTGTTTCAGTCTGTGGTGTTGTAGTCTCTACTTCTGCACCTTCTACAGATAGATTATTTATAGCACGATCAAGTATTGTAAGAGATTTACGTCTATCTACAGCTTCTTTATAACCTTCAGGAAACACAGTACTAGTATCAGCTATCTTAAAACCTTTATCTGTCATTTCACCAGAGATTGCAGAGTTAGGCATGTTTAGAAACTTACCTGAATCACCAGTTATGTAGTATGTTTGATCTTGCTGATCCCATACTGCACCACTCATAGCATTTTCCATACTCTGTAAGTTAGCTTTCAATGCTGTTCTCTGTAATTTAGCAACACTACGTAAAGATATACGTATTTCATCTGCAGCTTCACGATCTACTGAAGCAACCATACTTAAAGCTTGTTCTAAGTTAGGGTTGTTGAATACTTTAGACATTGTATTTGAGGAATAGAACTGCTTATCTGACAACATACCTGCAGCCATAGACATTGTAGAGTTGTAGAACTGTTTTATAGCACCTTCACCCTGAAGTTCCATAGGTTTGATGTTTTTAATCATCTCTAACCCTGCTTCTACATTTCTTTGCATAGCTTTAGGATCATCATTGACGTGATCTTTTAGAAATGATGGAGCAGTGTCTATAGTAAAAGTAGAGTTGCCACTGACAGGTTCAGTCACATCTACTTCCTGTAAATCATTTAGTATCTTACCTCTGTTCTTGAAGTTGTTATCTGTAAATGCAGTTGAAGCTACTTTATTCATAACTTCTGGTATATTGACACCTAGAGTAGCTGCTAGATTACTTGGATCAGAGGCGGCTGCTACAGCCATAGCATCTTCAGGTGACTCTGCGCTCTGCATCATTTGAGAAACCATGTCAGTTAACAGATTATCAGGATCACGA